TGCTTGTTGTATCGTATTTTTTCGTTTCTGAATTCTACGATCAATCTTAGCAGCTTCAGTTGGATCTTCATCCCAAAGTTTATCTAACTCTTTGGAATTCATATCGTTGTTAATTTCAGCATTCAAAGTAACTACCAAAGAATTTAAATCATCCATCTTTGTTGAATACTGGTTTTTCAGACGATCTTCTTCGGCTCTTAGCTCTCTTTTCTCAATCGCTAGTTCCTCAGTTTTTCGTCTATAGTCGGCATCTTTTTGATAACCTGCTTTTAATTCTTCAAGGTCAACATCAATCTTTTCACCATTTACAGTTACCTGGTGTAGATCGGTTTCTTGTTCTTCAATAGCATTCTCATCTTCGGATGCTTCTTCTTCTGCAACTTCCTTTGTTTCCTCTGGTTGAGTTTCAGTTGGTTGTTCAACCTCAGTTTCTGTTTCGGCTTTCGCTTCTACTTCTTCTTTTGGTTCAACTGGTGCAGCTTCTTTTGTAGTTTTATTGATAACACCTTTTGTGTCCATTAAACCTTCAATAGATTTTGCAGCACCTTGTACTGATTGGTTATTCAGTAATGGGTTTGTATCAGACATTAAAGTCCTCCTATTGTTAAGCTGTCTTTATGACTTGGCTTATTTTAACTATATAGTTAAAATTTTGTATTTTGTTGTTGTTTCCTAAAATCTTCTAACTGTTTGGTAGCAAGTTTCCCTGTTTCAATTACAGTTTGAAGATGTTGTTCTACTTTACCAACAACATTATAAGCAATCCAAAGTTTTTCTCTGGTATCACTTTCTTTAGCACCTGTTTTTTCTAACAGTGCTTCAGAATAAAGTTTTTTTAGAGATTCTATTGCCTCTATAAAAATTTTATTCTCTAGTATCTGTTTGGCTTGGTTGGATCGGCTGATCTCCACCGACCTGTTCGCCTGGTCTTTGATTTTCATCTAGTCCTTGTACTTGTTTGCTGAACATATTAGCAGATTTTTGTGCTTGTTCAAGAATCTTGGTATCAGTTGCCATCATCATCTTATCTAAATCTGCATCAGCTTTAATTTTTGCAGTATCTAACTGAGTATTATATTTTAATGCCATCTCTTTGATCTTCGCTTCAAAGTCTAAAGCCATTTGTTGAGTTTTTTGTTGTAACTCTTGAGCTTGTAACTCCAGATCAGCAATTTTTCTTTTGTTCTCTGCATCAATTCTTGTAAATTCTATTTTTTCAATTGGTGTTAATGGTGGTGGTTGAGGTGGAGGCATCATTGTTTTTCCAATATCAGGATCAACAAAGTAGCTTTCTACATTTTTTAGACCTGCGTTTTCAATAACTTTAGATAAAGTATTGTAAATATTTTTTAAAGTTACCATTGGCATTTCTTTTCCACCTTGTAATTGAAATGCTTGTATCTGTCTTTCTAAAATACTGTTTAACATAACAGTTTGTTGTTCTTTAGAACCAGTTCCAAGACCAACAACAATTGAAATATTAAATTTATCTTTCCATTCTGTAGGTTTTACAGGAACATATTGATTGTTCATCATTACAATTCTTTCTCTGTCTTGATATTTAACCATCAATTCAAATATTTTTCTAAATAAATCTTTAACTCCTGTTTCAGCAAAGATTCTTGCAATCAATTCTGAACGCATTTGTGTTTGCGTCATCAAAGTATTTACACCAGTTGCAGTTTTAGAGTTCAAAGTATCAGCATCTAATCCTTGTGCAGACTTTGTAATACCAGTTCTAGCTTCTCTAACTGTATCTAAGTAAGATAATAATGGAAATGCTTGTTGTGAAATTGGTTGTGCAGTCAAAGGTTGCATCACTTGATTAGGTGGTTGTTTAGTTCTAACCACACCACCAGGTCTAGTTGTTAGTAGGTCATCCATGTTCACCATACCATCCATTACTGCAACTCTATTGTTGTTAGTTAAATACATATTGTCTAACAACTGACGCATTACAGTTGACTTCATTAACTGAATATCTTCTACTAACTCAGAAACTGATCTACCATAAAATCTGTGTGGCATTGGAATTGGTGTTACAGTTACAAAGGGAATATTATCACATGGCATATTTTCTAAAACCATAGAACCATCATCTCCTGCTGAAACTATTTTACGAAGTTCTGCAATACCATCTTCATCATAATCATATTTAACATACGATTCATAAATTAAAACTTTTGTGTTTTGTCCTTGTGTATAATTATCTACAGGATATTCATCTACATTTCTTTGCCTAACCATATCTTCAGTATTATAAATATCATCACTTGATGCTGGAAGATTTTTTACTTCATCTTCTGGATAACCCATAGCAACTAAGTCTGATCTTGACATTAAAACTTTATGCGAAACAAAATCTGCATCATCAATTGTTTTAGCATTACGATCAATTAAAAATTCTTCAGGGGGTACAGATTCAATTTTTATTTTACCATGTTTTTTAGTTCTTTTAATTTTACAATTATACAAAGTAAAATCTGGTTCTTTGGCATCAGGTATTTCTATACCCTGTTCTCTGTATTGTTCTAATAAATTATTAAATTCTTCCTTTGCTTTTTCATCTATAAATTCTTCTTCTTCAATTATTTCTATTTCATCTTTAGTGTCATTGAGTGCATCTTTATCTGCTTTAGATAAATTTTCATAAGTTTCAAACTCTACACTTTCAGACTCATCCCAATAAATTTTTAAAAAACCATTTTTCTCAATCAGTGCGTCTTTGAAAAAATTATATAATAATTGAAAGCCATCATTGTCTTTGTAAAATACATGATTTAAATATGCTGTTGCTTGTTCAGATAAAGGTACATCTTCAGCAGTTACAGGTTCACACTTAACTACTTTATCAGATGCTGTAAATATTCTTAATAAATTTGGTAAGATACTTTCAATGGTATCAGATACATCAGTTGATACGACTTGTGAACGACCATCTATTTCAGTTCCAAGTTTATCTCCTAAATAATATTCAATAGATTTTTTTCTAGCTTCAGAAAGATTACCACCTAAATATCCTAAAGCATTTTCAATATGATTACCAAGAAGTGTTTTTAATTTTAAATCTAATTCAGCCATGTTAAATTATATAACTTGTGTTAACTTCAATTTCTTTTTTCCAATCTGTCATTTTACCACCAACAAAAGTGCAACCATATCTAAACGCATCTGCTGGATGACTGGCGAAGTTGTGAATGGGTCTATTTTTAAAACATTGATTTTTTTCATCCCATTTTTTTTGATAAGCCTTCAATGCTTCAACTCCTTGATGTGTTTTTTCTTTATCAAAATAACATTTAGGTAAGTTCTTTCTAACAGCTTCAATTCCATCTTCAATAGAAAGTTTTGGAGCTATATCAAAAGATATACCCAATTCAAGAGCTGATTCTAATCTTGATTTACCAAAAGCTCCTAATTCCCTAACTTTTATATCATGTGGAGCTATATGTCTATAATATTTATATGGTTTGGAGTCTAGCAGATCAGCATAGAAATCTAAACCTTCACCAGAGGATTCTTCATAATCAATTACCCTAATTTCATCATTATGTTTTTGTACAAACCAAATCGCTGTAGAATCTTTTAGACCCAAATCCCACCAAGTTTCTGTATCTAAATTTTCATCATAAGGAACACTGGTTATTCTATTTTTCTTTTCTAGGTCATCTATAATAGCACCATAGTATGATCCAGTAATTGCAGCTTGAAACGAACACTCAAACTCCTGTTCATATAAATCTTCTGACATCATTTGTTTTGCAGAACTTAATTCATCATCATCTAGTATTTTTGTTTGACTTGCTTTAAACACCCCAGTCCACCAATCCTTTTGGGATTGAGCTTCTTTATGTAATTTATAAAAATAATTTTGTCCTTTGGGTGTGCCAATAAAAATACACCATCCTTTTCGGTCAGCCAAAGCAGGTCTAATAATCTCAGGAAATATTGTTGGGGATAAACTTTGTGTTTCATCCATAACGCATCCATCTAAAAATATACCCCTAAGTGCTTGATCGTTTTCAGCTCCAAGAATAGTTATTCTTGCACCATTAGGAAAATCACATCTAAGTTCTGATTCATTAAATTTAACAAATGGAATATTTTTGCCAAAGGTTTTTATGTAATCCCAAGCAGTCGCTTTACCTTGTTTAAATGTTGGTGAAATAAAGGCATATCTTGGATTAGGTTTGGGGTTGGTCAAAGCATCTCTAATCATGTGGTTGATACACATTACAGTTTTGCCAGACCTTCTATGTGCAACTATTACGTTAAATCGGTGCTTAAGCATCTCATTGTGCAAAAATTTTTGCAGTTTTCTAGGTGTGTATGGAATTACGATCTCAGACATTTTAAAATAAAACCCCCCTTAATGAATAGTCGTATCAGGTGGAATATTCAAGGGTTTAATTCCTAGTTGATCTGTCATGTATTCAGAAAAGTCTTTAGCATCTTCATAGTCTTCAAAGCCATCAAAATGAACTATCACTGAATTGTTATATTCAGATACTACAACTATAGCAGTTATTCTTGATTTAATTTTTTCAAACATAAGATGCTCCTCTTGTTTAGATATATATACCTCCTAACGTAATATGCGAAGCGAAAAAATAAAAATCAGGGCATGACCTTTTAAAACCCCCCAGATTTTTTATGCACTTTCTGATTATTACTGATAGTCATAAAGTATCAGAACAACCTTGAACAAGAAAAATTATAAATTAACTAAATTAAAAGTAAAATTGACCCTATATTGTAAAAAATTTTGTTTTATATGGGGTCAGGGCAAGTTTTTGCAAAGAGGATAGAAAAAATCTATCCTTCAAGTGTAATTAATATTGATTTAATTGAATTATTTATCTGACCATTTAACAATTAAAGGTTTATTGTCATGGTTTGCAAGTTCCAATTTCTTAACATTGTCATTGTATTTTGGCAACAATTTACTAGCTTTCCATTTAGTTAAAGCAACAGCTTCTTTAATTAAATGACTTGTTGCAAGATCCCCTTTACCATTTGCCTTAAAATCTTCTATTGCTTTCTTCAATTCAGTTGCACTTTCTGAAAGTAAGTAATCAACCCCATCTTGTTTCGCTAATTCATATTGTTCTCTAACTTTTGGTTTTTTGTGCATTAATTGTCTGAACCCTTCCCATGACAATTCTAAGTCTTTCAATATAGTCTTGATACCATTTCCTAAAGCTAATTGTGAATAGATACGATTTAAAACTTCATTTGTAAATTTGATATGATTCATATTATTTTTTTATTTTATGTATTGACAAGCTATTGACAATATATTATAAGTTTGTTATGTATTACATATACATAATAAAACAACAAAAAGAAAGGTTAATATAATGATAAATACAAATATAGTTAAGAAGTGGAACTATGGAAACTATTCAAGCAATAACTATGGTTCTCACTCTTTAGCATTTTCAGACAATTTTGGAAACGATTATTATTTCAGTTATGATACTTTAATTGCTTTTAGAGGTGATGAAGGTCTAGTAATTCAAAAAAATTACTGGGGAACTACAACAGGAAAGCATTTAAATTGGATTAATTCAGATAAAAAGATCAGAGTTAATACAGAAATATTTGAAGCCAAATTAGAGGCTTTAAAAAATAAATATAATGCTATTGACAAATAATAAATATAATGCTATT